CAGCAATGATCGATGATATTCAGCAGGGCACCGAAGAGTGGAAGCGTCTGCGGCTTGGCCGTGTCACCGCCTCCAGAGTTGCCGATCTGATGGCGAAGACCAAGAGCGGACCAGCGGCATCGCGCGCAAACTACATGGCGCAGCTCATTGCCGAGCGCCTGACGGATACGGTGTCGGAAACCTACACCAACGCTGCCATGCAGCACGGCACCGAGACGGAACCTGAGGCGCGCGCCGCCTATGAATTCTACCAAGCTGCAGTGGTCAATCAGGTGGCGTTCGTTGAGCATCCGTCGATCGAACAGGCCGGCTGCAGCCCTGATGGCTTGGTAGGCACTGAGGGGCTTGTCGAGATCAAGTGCCCGAACACTGCAACGCACTTGGAAACGCTGCTCGGCCAGTCCGTGCCGTCCAAGTACGTCCTGCAGATTCAGTTCCAGATGGCCTGCACCGGCCGCAAGTGGTGCGACTTCGTTTCATACGATCCCCGCATGCCGGAAAACATGCGCCTGTTCGTCAAGCGCCTAGAGCGTGACGACAAGGCCATTAAGGAAATCGAGGAAGCCATTGCTGTCTTCCTGCTGGAGATGGCCGTCAAGCTTTCGCAACTCAACAGCCTCTACGGGGAACAGGAAGCAGCATGAGCAACGCGCAGATCACGGTCTATGGACAAGTGGACAGGGATCGAATTGCCCGGCTGGCATCTCAGGTGCCGGCCGGCACGCGCGTATGGTTTAAGGCATCCAAACGGACGGCGGATCAAAATGCAAAACTGTGGGCCATGCTAACGGATATTTCGCGGCAAGTCGTCTGGTACGGCCAGAAGCTGACGCCAGATGACTGGAAATCCGTGCTGACGGCATCGCTGCGCAAGAGCCGGGTTATTCCCGGCCTTGACGCCGGCACGCTCGTTCCGCTCGGCATGTCCACCTCCAGCATGTCCAAGCAGGAGTTCAGTGACCTTATCGAGCTGATCCACGCCTTCGCGGCTCAGCAGGGAGCGGTCCTTTCCGATCATGAGGCCGTCGCAGCATGATCACCATTGAGCAACAAGCTGCCGCCGTCGAGATATCTGCAGTCAACCTGAGGGGTCACGTCGATAATCTGGCTCATCTCGTGTCCATGAATCGACGTAGCCAGGCTGAATATCAGGTGGCCGCTGATCGATTGCCGGCGCTTGAAGCCGCGGCCAAGACACTTCGCTGGATGGTGGACAACGAGACCACTATCCGAAAGGCCGTAGCATGAGGCGCGAGTTCTCCAAGCTTGTGAAACGCGATGCCTTCGCACGCGCGGCCGGCAGGTGCGAGGGGGAAGGCTGCGACGCTAAGCTCACGCAGGGTAAATTTCACTATGACCACGATATTGCGGACGGCTTGGGCGGCGAGCCGGAATTATGGAATTGCAAGGTTCTCTGCACAGCCTGCCACAGCGTTAAGACAGCCAAGCACGATATTCCCCTGATTGCGAAGGTTAAGCGCATCCAGGACCGCGAGAAGGGCATACGGAAGCCATCAAGAGGCTTCTACGACAGGTCAAAGTTCAAAGCGAAAATAGGCGGCGGATTAGTAGATCGGCGTACCGGCTTGCCAGCGAGTTTCAACAAAGGGGTACGCAGTGGAAACCTACGAGACACACATTAGCAAACACGCGATCAACCGCTATCGCGAGCGCATCGGACCATTGCCAGAGAAGGACTACGCCGCCCGAATCATCATGTTTGGGGAAATGATGCAATCTGCGGATCGCCATCTGCGCAAGGCTCTCATTCGTCGGAAGAGGACCAGTATTATCCCCACAGCGAAGGCCCTGTTTGTCACATCGTTTGGCAACGTCGTAACCGTCCTGGAACGTGATAGGAGCGCAGCATGACCATCAGCAATAGCGACGGGCAACTGAAATCAATCGTCGATCGCATCGAACACGTCAACCAGGAGATCAAGGATCTCGCTGAAGGTCGCAAGGAGATTTTCCTTGAGGCTAAATCGGCCGGCTTTGACGTTCCGGCACTCAGGGCGATCATTGCCCGCCGCGCCAAAGACCAGGCCAAGCTCGAAGCGCTTGAAAGCATGGTTGATACCTATGAGACGGCTCTAGGTGCTGAGTAATGCGCAAATCAATTCGCCTCAGTATTGAGGCCCTGCATGACTATGCCGGCTATAAGATGTCGGACCGTACATTCCGTATCTGGATCTACCTTCGGTGTGCTGAAGGGTACTATGGCGGTTGTTTCCCGAAAGACGACTTGATTGCCAGCTATTGCCGGATCAAGCCGGCTGCCTTTGCCAAGGCTGTGAAGGAAATGCTTGATCTAGGGGCGATCGAGCGTGGTCCTGACGGCATTATTTCGCTCGTATCCAGCCACTACGAGGCTGACAGAACCAGCGCATCTGAATGGTACGAAATCAGGTCGCAGGTCTTTGCTCGCGATGACTATACATGCACCTACTGCGGCGAGCGTGGCGGGAAGCTTGAGTGTGATCATATTCACCCATTTTCTCGCGGCGGATCCGACAGTTTGGAGAACCTGACCACGTCTTGCTTTTCCTGCAATAGGTCTAAGCGGGACAAAACGCTTGCCGAGTGGAGGCCAAATGGCACGCATTCGAACAATTAAGCCAAGCTTTTTTAGGCACGAAACCTTGTTCGAGGCAGAGCAGGCGACACGGCTTCCGCTAAGGTTGGCGTTTGTTGGGCTTTGGACAGCCGCAGACCGTGAAGGGCGCTTCCGCTGGCAGCCTCGGGCACTTAAGCTTGATTGTCTGCCATATGATGATTTGGATTTTTCACGCGTGCTTGACGCGTTAGCCACGCGTGGTCTGATCGTGCGGTACGAAGTAAATGGCACCGAATACGGTTACATTCCAAGCTGGCAGAAACACCAGATCATCAATAACCGAGAGATGGCATCGACATTTCCTGAGCCTAACGAAAACAATGCCTTGACGCGTGCTCCACGCGTGGACGACGCGTGCGCCACGCCGCTTATTCCTGCACAAGTGGAATATGGAAGGGAAGGGAAGGGAATAGACAAGTCTATCGTCGCCAAGGCGCCGATTGGAAACTCTGATTTTGCAAAACTCAAGCAGGCCTACCCAAAGCGCGCTGGCAACTATGGCTGGAAGGCTGCCGAGAAGAAATTCAACTCGCTCGTCAAGACCGGCGTGGACCCTGCGGTGATTATCGCTGCTGCCGTGTGCCTATGCCAGACGCTACGGTCCAAGATCGGGACGGAGTTCATCCCAATGCCCGCTAGCTGGCTCAACTCGGAAGATTTTGCCGAGAGCGCCGCTGATGCCTTCGTGGCACACGTCCCAGCGAAAGGTTACTACGCGGCATTCGATAGCCCTCAACTGGATGCTTGGGACAAGCACAACCGATCGCTGACGGGGCGGCTGCTCCCCCGTGACATTAGGGGTGGATGGCAGGTCGATAGCGAGTGGCCACCAGGTTACACGCCCATCGAAAGCTTGGATCGAGAAGCCCCTTCACCAGCCCTCCGCTCGATGCAGTAGATCCAAATCAAACCGGGAGAATGGGAATGACGAGAGGCGAAGCAGAGGCGATCATTGATCGACTGTTCCAGAACGAGCGGACAGGCGCTGTTACATGGCAACCGAGGTTCGCTGATCCCAAGCATTTGGTAGATGCTTTGGTTGAGTTGGGCCTACTGAGGCTGGACCAGCCCAAGGGCTTGCCGCAGAAGATGCGAGATTTCGTCAGCGACACCCGACTTGTGCAAGGAGGCGTGATGGAGCGTCTGGACAATCTGCAGGCGGTCCTTGCTGATCACGGGCTGAGGATCATCGAGAAATGACCACCCACCCCACGGGCGACGCCCCAGCAGCGAGCGAGAGGGTAATCGAGTTGGTCAGCACCGCTTTGTGCGATTACCGCACCGGTCCGAGCGATAGTAATTCTTGCTGCCCATATCCGTTGGGCGAAAAGCGGTGTCAGAAGAATGCCCGCGCCGCCATCGAAGCCTACCAGAAGGCGATGAGGGAGGGCGAGTGATGGCGTGGATTGCTTACATTCTCGCGTTGTTCGCGATCGCTATCACGCCCTCAAATTCGAAAGTGCAGGGCATCGAGGCGACGGTTGAGCGGCTACAGCGTGAAAAAGCGGATGAAAAATGCACGATGATGGTTGTTGTGACGCCGACAGGCACCGCCACCATCTGTGCAAAGCAGTTTTAGTAGCGTTCAGCGTCAGGCATCAACACAAGGGGCATGAGAGACATGGCGCGGGCAGGCAGGAAGCGGAAGATCGGGGCACCACGCGAGAAGAACGGGCAGGTACAGCGCGTGTACGTCAATCCAAGGCAACAGGTGGCAAAGCAGCCGCACAGGGTGGTGGTGCCAGTGCAATTCAGGGAATTCCAGGAAGCCGAGTCCGAATTCGGCCGGCTGATGCTGCTGAAGAAGATCACGCCGGCACAACACGAAGCAGGTAAGGCCTACGCGGGGTTGGTGAGTCAGTACAGGCGGGTTTTCGACATTCCCGCTCCCGACCCTCAGGCGATGGATATATCGCGTGTACGAGGCGCTCAGGGCCGGGAAATGCCTATCCACGTTGCTAGGGCAATCCGTGAAAAGTACGACCGAGCCTATATTGCGATCGGTAATGCTCGGGGCGGTCAGAAAGCGCAGAAGGCCGTCGCCCATCACGCCGTTCATGATCGCAAGATTGATAGCTCGGACGGGCTGGGGTTGTTGATAGGTGGACTAAACGAACTAGTATCGCATTTCGGTATTGACAGGAATCTGCAAATCAGTCGATGTGAGAAATAGAAGATGACCAACTACGCCCGGACAGAGGAAACTCAGGTCCGGGCGTTTTGATTCTGACTGCGGCGTTGAAGGAAACGCGACGAAACAGCAGGGTGGATAGTTGCCTGGCTTCAAATGGGAACGAACGGGCGAAAGCTGTCAGCAAGTACCAAATGATGCGGAGGGCGCTCCTCGGAAGGCCACCAGCCGGTATCAAGCCCGGCCAGTCAGATAACCAATCGGGCCGCTCCGTCATCGCATTCCTCCCCCAACCCCAATCGTTGGCGGGGCGCCCGGTACCCTTCGAGGTGAGCATGGCTGACAATGTGATCTACGGAGTGGACTTCAAAGGACATAGCCAAGGCGCGGAGCCTGATGTGGCTGATGAACTTCTGATCCTGCCTGTGATCCGTGTTGAGCGTCAGGACACCGCGCCCAGCGAATACTCGGCGCCCTCGGATACGGGAGACTGCGCGTGATCTGGAGGGAGTGCTTTGAATTCCCTGACTATGAAGTTTCCGAGTATGGGGATGTAAGGCGCTGCCGTCAGGACGGGCGTGGCAAGAAATTTGGTAGGGTATTGCGCAAAAAGGTCGACAATAACTATTCGCGCATCACGCTTTACCGCGATGGCGTCCGGGTTACGGTAAAAATATCACGTCTTGTAGCAAAGACGTTCATTAGTCCGTCTCCATTTGACGGGGCTCATGTCTGCCATAAGGACGGCTATAAGCTTAACGATCATTACTCGAATCTCCGTTGGGACACGATCAACGGCAATATGGCTGATAAGGTCTTGCACGGGACGGACAATCGTGGCGTGAAGAACTATTTTGCTAAGCTCTGCGAGTCCGAAGTATCTGAGATAAAGTTTCTTTTGGCCCGGGGCGTAAAGCAATTGGAGATAGCTGCGCAATTCAATACCACGCAGATGAACGTCAGCAAGATAGCGACGGGCCGATCTTGGAAGTTCGTTGCTCCTGCGCCCGCCGAATACCAGCGCCGGAACTTCGGGAAACTGGATTAAATGCCAAATGGATGAACAGTAAAATACTATGGCCCGCCCAGCTGGTTCCCAGAACAAGGACAAACCGTTTCGAGACGCACTCCGTATGGAGCTTGCCGCGCTCGGTGAGGATGATCCGAAAGCTCTGAGGGGCCTTGCACGCAACCTGATCAAGATCGCATCGGGTGATGACGGGTTGCCAGCGATCAAGGAAATTGCTGACCGCCTGGACGGTAAGCCGGCTCAGTCAATCGAAAACGGGGAAGACGGCGACTTCAAGGTTTCAGTGTCGTGGCAGAAATCATGAAATCAATGATCATTTATGAAACAGACTACGGCTCGGTTCGGCTTCCTGATGATTTCCCCATTACAGGCATCCGCAAAAATGGATCTCCAGATCGGCGCTTTCGAAATGCCCGAGCCCTCCAGAGCTATATGGACAGCTTGAACGAGGGCGCATCTCAGCTCTGGCTGAACGGAAAATCAATCAGCGGATTGCGGGCGATGAGCTGGGCTTCGTGGCCGAAGTCATAATCCCATACTCGCCGCGCCCTCAGTTCATTCCATACCATGACCGCACAGAACGCTTTGCCAAGATCGTGGCGCATCGACGCTTTGGCAAGACGGTTGGCTGCATCAACGACAAGATCAAGGCGGCACTGACCAATACGAGGGAATTCCCGCCGCCGCGATATAGCTACGTTGCCCCGACGTACTCGCAGGCCAAGGACGTTGCCTGGAGCTACCTGAAGCACTATTCAGCGCCGATCCCCGGCATTCAGGTGAGCGAGTCTGAGCTTTGGGTTGAATACCCTAATGGAGCGCGGATCAGGCTCTACGGCGCCGATAACTATGACCGGATGCGCGGGTTGTACAACGACGGGGTGACTGTCGATGAGCCTGCTCAGATGGACCCTAGAGCTTGGCCTGAAGTTATTCGTCCTACGCTGTCTGATTACAACGGCTGGGGCACATTCATCGGAACGCCCAAGGGGCGTGATTGGTTCTACAAGATCGATCGGGATGACAAGGGCGCTGAGCAGCCTGGCTGGTTTCGGTCGGTATTGAAAGCTAGTGAAACCGGGATCATCAACCCGGCGGAATTGGAAAGCCTGAAGTCTGGCTTGACCGAAGAGCAGTTCGCCCAAGAGTTCGAATGCTCGTTCGAGGCGGCTGTGATCGGCGCTTACTACGGCAAGCTGATGGCGGCAGCTGATGCGGACAAGCGTATTACAGGGGTGCCGTATGAACCAACAGCTCAAGTCTATACCGCTTGGGATCTTGGAATACGAGATAGCACTGCGATATGGTTCGCTCAGGTCATTGGACGTGAAATCCATATCATCGACTACTACGAGGCATCCGGCGTGGACCTTGGTCACTACGTCCGGGAGCTATCGGGACGACCGTATTTGTATGCGGGGCATATCGTTCCGCACGATGCGCAAGCTAAAGAGCTGGGAACGGGCAAAAGCCGCTTGGAAGTTCTGGAAAGCCTTGGGTTGAAGAACCTGAATGTCGCTGTGATGCATCGCGTCGAGGACGGCATCAATGCTGTTCGCACAATCATCCCGCGCTGCTGGTTCGATGCGAGCAAATGCTCACGCGGTATCGACGCCTTGAAGCTCTACCGCTCCGAATATGACGACAAGCTGCAAGCACTGAAACCGAGGCCGGTTCATGATTGGACGAGCCACGCGGCGGACGCGTTCCGGTATCTCGCAATGACATTGGATAGCAAGATTGTGAACACAGGATTCAACCGCGTGATCAACTATCCGAAGATGGGCGTGGCCTAACCAATGGCCAAAATGTCCGATGTGGAACTGAAGGCGCTTCTCGAAGCAGAGAAGTCGTCTTCAATTTCATCCATGAAATCGTCATCGATCAGTTCCGAGCGTGAAAACGCCATGCGTTATTACCTTGGCGATATGACCAAGGACATGCCGACCATCGAGGGCCAGTCTCAGGCTGTCTCGACCGATGTTGCCGATACCGTCCTCGGCATGATGCCGTTCCTGATGGACGTGTTCTGCTCGTCCGACGACGTGATGAAGTTCAACCCGGTCGGGCCGGAGGATGAAGAGGGCGCCGAGCAGGAGTCGGATTATCTCAACCATGTGTTTATGGATCAGAACCCAGGGTTCGTCATCCTTTATGAATACATGTTCGACTCTTTGCTGCAGAAGCTCGGCGCGGTTAAAATCTGGTGGGACACCCACGAGGAAGAGGAAAAGGAAACCTATCTCGGCCTGATGGCTGACCAGTTCGCCAAGATTGCGAACGATGTTCTTACCTCTGACGGCGCGCTTGAGATCATCGAGCACGACGAAGAGCAGAAGCCGGGCGTTGATCCTGTCACAGGCCAGCCGGCCATGACGGTTGTTCACAACGTCACGCTGCTGCGCACCAAGAAATACGCTCAGGCGAAGGTGGAATCCTGCGCTCCCGAGGAAATCGGCTGGGGTCGCAATACCCGGTCGATGAAAAACTGCACGTATTTCTACCATTCGCCGCCGGATCACACCGAGAGCACGCTGATTGCTCAGGGCTACGACAAGGAGCAGGTAAGGGGCCTGCCTACTCAATCGCACACCACGTCGGAAGAGACCGCGCGCGATACCGTCAACGAATCGTTCTGGCTGTCAGACGAATCCAACAAGTCGGCCCGCCCCATCCAGATCACCGAGCATTACATTCGGATGGACTACAAGGGCGACGGCAAGGCCTGTCTCTACAAGGTGACGACGGCAGGAACCGGCGAGATCCTGATCAAGGATAAGAAGCCGGACATCGAGGAAGTAGACGTTATCCCTTTTGCCGTCCTGACGCCGATCCTGCAGCCTCACAGGCTGTGTGGGAGAAGCGTTGCGGATCTGGTGATGGATGTGCAGCGGATCAATACCGCGCTCACCCGTGGCCTTCTGGACAACTCCTACATGGTGGCTAATCCCCGCCATGAGGTTGTCGAGTCCGGCGCTGGTGTGAACACGATCGATGACCTTCTGACGGTTCGGCGCAATGGCATCGTCCGGGTTAAGAACCCCGGAACTGTCACGCCACTCGCAACGCAGTCTATCGTCGGTGAGCTTCTGCCCGTGCTGTCTTACATGGATGGCGTGCGCGAGATGCGATCAGGTGTAACCCGGCAGGGTCAGGGCGTGGACGCAGACGCGCTGCAGAACCAGAGCGCAACTGCCGTCAATCAGGTGTTCTCGGTCGCTCAGGCCAAGATGAAGCTGATCGCCCGGATATTTGCCGAGACTGGCATCCGGGATTTGTTCTGGCTGCTGCATGCGACGATCAAGAAGCACGGCCAAGAAGCGCAGACCGTCAAGCTTCGCAACAAGTGGGTCAATGTAGACCCTCGGAACTGGAAAACGCGGTCTGACATGACCGTGAATGTTGGCCTCGGAGACGGCGGCAAGTCCGAGCAGTACGCCAAGATGATGGGCATCGGCAATATCCAGGAAAAGCTGGTGATGGCCGGCAAGACCAACATCGTCGGCGACAAGGAGCTTTACAACGCCGCGGCCGAGTTGACCAAGATTTCGGGTCACAAGAACCCTGACAAGTTCTTCAAGAACCCTGAAGAGAAAGATCCGCAGACCGGCGAGTTGAAGAACCCGCCGCCAGAGCCTCCACCTAACCCTGACTTGCTGAAGATCCAGGCCGATACCCAGATGAAGCAGCAAGAGCTTCAGATGAAGGGGCAGGAAATACAGGCCAACGCCGCGATCGATCAGGCAGCAGATCAGCGCAAGGCCGGCATCGAGCAAGTCCAGATGCAGGCGGATATCGAGGCGCAGGATCGTAAGACGCAGGCCGAAATGGCGCTGGCACAGCAGAAGTTCGAGTTCGAGCGTGAGCTGAAACTGATGGATTTCCAGCTCAAGCGCGAGATGCAGGCTGCAGAGCTTGAGATGAAGCGCGAGCAACACCAGCAGGCGCTCCAGTCAGGCCAGCTAGGCATGGTTGCCTCTGCCATGTCGCATGATGCGAAGATGGAGCAGATGTCGAGTGCGGAGGCCGGCGAATGACGATGCATTATTCTGCAAAAGAGCTGCGGTTGCTTGACGCCAAGCAGTTCGCAGAGGCTGAGGCCGAAAAGGCAAAGCGCCTATCGGATGAGAAATGAACGACGAGTTCAGGCTTCAGCAGGACGCCACCCGTGGCGCCCGTGCAAAGCAGATCGCGGAAGACCCTATCGTCGTTGAGGCGTTCGACGCCATCCGCGCCGATTACGTCGAGAAGCTTCTATCAACCAACGTGATGGAAACCGCAGCCCGCGAAAAGCTCTACATGGGCGTTCGGGTGCTTGATGAGGTCCGCGCCCACTTCAACATCATCGTTCAGAACGGCGCGGTTGCCGTGTCTGACCTGTCGTCTCTGGCTGAAGTAGCCGAGCGCAAGAAGAAATTCGGAGTGTTCTGATGCAAGCCTTCGTGTCCGCACTTATCCCCATCCTGATCATCGTCGGCGCCGGCATTATCGCGCTGCTGATCAATGAGCGTTTCGCGCCTGATCCGCTGGTGGCCAAGATCGTCCAGTGGGTCATCTACATCCTGATGATTGTCATGATCATCTCACGGCTTCTGCCGTTCATCCGTTAATCCGAGGAACATCAATGACCATCCAGACTGACGCGCAGCTTGCGCGGCTCAGCACGAGCCATATTACCCTGAGCAACCGTCCTTATGGCGCGCCTCGTATTCACATGGACGAGAATGCCAGCAGCGCCCCGGCCGCCCCTGAGCCGGCGCCAGTCGTAACCCCAGGCACTCTCGAAGGCGGCGACTTCTCCGCTGCAGATGCTCTTGCGTCATACCGCAAGAAGGCAACCGTCAGCACCACAGACAATTCAACGGTAGAGAGCGCAGAACCGGTCAAAGCATCTGACTGGAACGCGACCGCCGCGACAGAATCGGCCGATGAGGCTGGCGCCGCCCCTCCTGAGGAGGCTACCGGTGAGACGCAGGAAGTCGACCCGGCTGAAAAGCCGTCACTCGAACTCCCGAGGTCTTGGACTAAGGATCGTTCCGAATACTGGACCAAACTCGACCCTGGTACGCAGGAATTTCTGCTGGAACAGGACAGGAAGGCCAGTGCTGAGGTTCGCCGGAGTCAAAATGAGGCTGCTGAAGCCCGCAAGGTAATCGAAACCGAGCGGACACAATTGGAACAGCAGCGGAAAGCATACGAGGAGAAACTACCGGCTCTCATGGAGAGCCTGCAACGGCAGAGTGAATTTGCCGATATCCGAAATCTGGACGATGTGAAGAAGCTGCAGTCGGAAGACCCTTTCCGGTTTCAGCAGTGGCAGATCTACCAGATGGACGCGCAGGCAATTGAGCATGAGCGCCGCAGTGCAGAAGAGCGTCAGACACAGGAGCGGATAGCGGAGCGGGCGAAGTATGCCCGTGAGCAGGATGCAAAGCTTCATGAGCTTGTGCCGGAGATGAAAGACCCGGCAAAGGCAAGTGAGCTGCGCACCAAGGCCGTTTCCATGCTGGTTGACGACTACGGATTTTCCGAAAGCGAACTTGGATCATTCATGCAGACCGATGGCGGCTTCAAGCTGCTGAGCGATGCGCGGATGCAAAAACTCATCGCGGACGGGCTGAAATTCGCAGAACTTCGACGCGCTCCTCCGAAAGCAGTTCCAAAGCCTGTTCCGGCTGTTCAGAAGCCCGGCGTTGCTCGCGCTCCAGGCGCTGCAAGCGCTGACACCATCCAAGTATCTCGCAACAAGCTCACAAGCACCGGCAGCGTCGAGGACGCTTTCGCCCTTTACCAGGCGAAACGAGCCCGTGCATAAAGGACTGATCCAATGACCATCCCAGTAAATGCCCAGACCACCTATCCCACGATCGGCAACCGCGAAGACCTTTCGGACGAAATCTGGAAGATCTCTCCGACCGAAACGCCGTTCTTCTCGGCAATCGACAAGATCAAGTCGAGCGCCGTGAACCACGAATGGCAGACCGTCGCACTCGATGCTGTTGACACCGCCAACGCGCAGCTTGAAGGCGACACCATCGCCCTCAACGCGCTGACCGCGACTGTTCGCCTCGGCAACATCCACCAGATCAGCCGCAAGGCCTATGGTGTGTCGCGTACGCAGCAGGCCGTTGACCCGGCTGGCCGCGGTAACGAGTTCGACTTCCAGAAGATGCTGAAGGGCCAGGCGCTCAAGATCGACATCGACGCGATCCTGTGCGGCACCAATCAGGCGAAGGCAGCCGGCAATACCACGACTGCCCGAACCACGGCGTCTGTCCTGAGCTGGATCAAGACCAACACCAGCAAGGGTACTGCCGGCGGTGCCGCTGACCCGACCACGGCGGACGGAGCAGGCACTCGTACTGACGGCACTCAGATCGCCTTCACCGAGGCCCGCATGAAGACCGTTCTGTCGTCCATCTGGACCCAGGGCGGCAAGCCGAACATCGTCATGACCGGCGCCTTCAACAAGCAGGCGTTCTCCACCTTCACGGGGCGTTCAACCCCGATGGAGGAAGCCGCGTCCCGCAAGATCGTCGCGGCCGTCGACGCTTACGACTCGGACTTCGGCAAGCTGAAGGTCGTCCCGTCGCGCAACCAGCGTGCTCGTGACGTTCTGATTCTCGAGACTGCCAAGTGGGCGGTTGGCAACCTGCCGGGTTCGGCAATGGTCGCGCAGGATCTCGCCAAGGTCAGCGACACCGATCAGGGCTTCATGGTGTCGGAATACGTGCTGGAATCCCGCAACGAGAAAGCCTCCGGCGGAGTATTTGACAACACCACGGCTTGATACAGCCTTCACCCTCTCCCTCAACTTACGGGGCGTCCTTCGGGGCGCCCTTTTTCTTTGGAGGCTTAGATGGCCCTTCCTCTCAATCGGCCCCTGAACATTGTCAGGGTGTTTGCCTACAATGCTGACATTTCGACGGCTGGCAGTTCGTTTGCTACCATGCCCGCTCGTGGCAAGGTCGTGTTGCTCGGCTGCGTTATCCACGCCGCGGTGACTACGGCTCCCAACGTCCTGACGGCTAAAATCGGTGTGTCTGGCGCGGCTGGTACTTCGATCACCATCCCGACATGGACGCAAAGCCACACTTCCTCGGCCGCTGGTGTGGTCCAGGAAGTCGTACCGAGCGCCGTCAACACGGCAGATGCCGGCAACAACATCGAGTTCATCTCGGATGGCGCTGGTTCTGGCACCGTTCCCGCAACCTATTACGCAGACATTCTGGTGAGCTGATATGCAGAACTCATCCCGTGTCGGCGTTACACAGTCTATTGCGTTTGACGCCACGGTCCCCGTTACCAACCCGTTTGGCGCCCAAACGTACCAGATCAAGATCGTGTCGAACTCCGCGTGTCACTATCACGTCTATGACACAACGGGGACCGCAACTGCGACAGTTGCCGATCCGTTTCTGCCGGCGAACTGGATTGAGTTCGTCACGGTCTCGCCAGGGCAGAAGATTTCAGCACTTAAGGCTGCGACTGGTGGGCTGATAACCGCTACGGCCGGCACGCTCTGGGTCACCGAGAGCGCCTGATGTCGAGCGATCTCCTTCAC